AGATAGGACATACTCCGTCCCCGTTTTTCGTCTGCGAGAGGACACCCAAAGTGGCATTAGTCCTCTCGTCGACAAAAACCTGGTGTTGTAACCCTTCTGAAGCATCCTTTTGGTTTTGTGCGCGGATTTTCAAGAATTCCATCCAATTCTTCCCCAGGACTTTCTCGTATTGCTTCGTTTTGTTGTGTAAAACATAGCAAGGGTCCCCGATCAAGACCTGCCCGCTATCGATAGAGATCTCGCCGATGCGTTTTGCATCGCTCAGATCAATGGTATTGTTATTTTCTGTGTTCATAGTTCTTTTCCCCTTGTTTTTATACTATTGTATTGTTCATATGGCTTCATCTCATGTAACCGCACTTTATCGCTTGTCTCTTTTAATAGCGTTTGGTACTCGGGTGCAGATGTAGTCTCACCCGTATCAAAATCATCCTGCGCCTGTTCAATCAATTGGATTATTACGTTAATTTGATTGTGTGATAATCGCCTGTCACTTTCCATTTGTGTCTGTGTATACATAATATTTCCCCTTGTTTTTATAATTTTGTGATCGTTTAGAAGTCTTCGTTCGTAAGGTCAAACGCTCGCATAATTTCATCTTGCTTGCGTTGAATCGTTGAGATCTTTATTTCGAGGGCAGTTGTCTCTTTATGTAGCTTTACAATTTCAAGATCGAATATCCTGATGGCGTCAATCGCATCTTGGAATGTTTTCTCAAGACTTACATTATTTGCTGTGTTATTCATGGTTCCCCTTGTTTTATTGATGATTTGTTATTTATTGCCTTTTCCATATGAGAATTGCGTCCCGTTGCTTTTCATCGCTTTAATCGCTTGTGATGCCTTGCTTCCCTTGGGTTGTGTCCCGTGAAGTAATACGGCGAACGACTTGTCTTGCTTCCATGCCAGCCGATCATTGTGATCTATTCTAAGGTTCTTGTCCTTAGCTTCTTTTTCACTGAACACGACACTGTTACTTTTCAGGTTATTAGTGACAATTTTGGCGTCGTCTCTACCGCCGTAACTTGCGGTTAATTTAAAATTGCTAGGTATTACATCCTTAAGCGCTTGCCAATATTGGATGCTTTTTGTGTAAGCGTAAAAGATCATTTTAGGGTTTAGTCTGGCTATGGAGAGCCAAGCATCTAGATAATTTTGGTTGAAAAAGTCCCCGCCCTCATGAATGCGAACCAGCTTAATTTTGGTTAAATCAATTGCGTCTAAACTTGCTTGGATGAGTTTCACCATGCCCTCAAAATCCTTACCCCTCAGTAAATCAAAATTATGCCACCGTTGCTTTCTCACGCTAGGAAAAGCACTTTCTGAGGTGGCAGAAAAACATCTATATTCTACGTTCTTCCCGTCGGTAATCTTTCCCGTGATGCGATTGGCCTTTGATAGACACTTTTGGGCGAAAGGGCATGAGTGGCCAGCCGGCAAGCTTATGATTAATGTGTCTTTTGGTAGTTTACTATTCCCTTTAGAGAATTTAAGAAGTGATTGATCTATTTTTTGCATTTTATATATTGATTGATTGATTATTAATTAATGCATTTTGACTCAGATATTTCTGATCCTACATCAACCCATGTTCTATTATTTTTTGTTGCAAGATATTGAGCTACGTGAACCGCCTGCGTCAGGTCAGCAACTGAGTCAACATCGATGATTGTTTCTTTGATTATGTGCTTTGTTATTTTAATTCTATATTTTTTATTAGCTATCATGCATCCATATAAAAAGAAAGGGTAAACCTTTGTCAAGCCTTCCTTGATAGATACTGTATTTAATTGGACGAAAGGTTAACCGTTAATCCTCTGCAAGCTTCAAATAAGTTTAACTTATACATACTCTGTATAGAGTGGATTAAACTTTACAGAATCAATTCTTTTTGGGTAAAATCAATTATGCGTACACCTACCTTCGGCAGCAAGACGGGCAGAGATACATTGCAGTAGAAAAGCAAATTTGTTTGGATCGATAAGATATCAATATAAATGGAAGATCATCACCCTGGCCAGGTGAGATAAGTTTCTGATATTCAATATCAATATCTGAGGTAAAAAGATACCTTTCATCTCACAAGAAGAGATCACCTTACACCATCAATCAAAGCCTTTAAATGGTAATATCTCTTATCTTTTAGGTATGGTATTTATGGGTATTAATCCATTTATTGCTGTGTCTGATCAATCAAAGTATAGATAAGGATATTAAATCAGGATATTATTTGCTTTAAGTTTAAATAAAGATCGGCTTTGATCGGTTCAGTGTAAGGTTCAGTAAATCAGCAATTCACTCAAAGAAAGGTAAGTTATGGGAATATCAGTGACCAGTGGTCCAATCAGTGATACTAATATTAAGGATAAGTTAAGCTCATATCGGGGTAATGGGGGCGGGGGGGTTACCGGCGAATCGTCCGAAGCCTCTTATATATCCATTAGTCTATACGATGGAGGGGGTAAAACCCGATATAGCTTTGATCCTAGAGACAGGGAAGAGATAAACGAGAGAGACTTGGAGGGATTAAGGGATCAGGCGAAGGGGGAAATATTATCATCTATGGCGGACAGGGAGATAGTGGTAAGGGCTTGGGAGAGCCACAGTTGGTGGTATAACAAGGAAGAATATGAGTCAGGTTTGTCGAGGTGGCTAGAAGTTGGGGAGGAATTTGAGGAGAGTATTTTTAGCAGCATCAAGGAATTAAGGGCATACACGGAGGGGAACATCTTCACTGGGTTAAGGTGGGAATTCTTAGAATTAGGGTTAAATGGGATAGACCCACGAGATTTCTGTTGTTACGAGGGGGAGGAGGTGGGAGAGATGTTAGAGCGCAAGGACAAGGAGTGGAAGAAGCTGGTTTACCCGCAGGTATTAGGTTTCAGGGACACTCCCTGGGTAAGGATAGAGGATGCAGACCCGCCAAATCCTAGGGTATATGTAGTGCGGATGGGGGACGGCCGAGAGGCTTTGGTTCAGCGTCGAGGGGATGTCTCGTTAAAGAAGCGGGACATGGTATGGATATTGGGGACAGACAGGGAGTTATATTACGAGATAAAGGGAGAATACAATGCTCGTGGAGTAAGGATAAGATAAGATGGAAGAAGAGAGGACATTTTTCGATGTATATGCGGATGTATGCGCTCGATCTCGGAGGCGCAGGAGTTTTGCTTTATCGATGGGGCAAGATAAGGCACAATACGCGTTAAACGATGCGGCCTGTGAATACTACTTCATACAGGAGGCTGCCCCTGATACGCTTGCGGAGAAGTTGGAGCACGGATCGAACTGGGACTTGGTATATATGGAGTCTACAGAGAAGTTTAAGCGAGCGGCGGAGAGTTTTATGTGCTTGAATGCCCCTGATTAAGTAGCTGGTTAATATCTTATGAAGATAAGTGAATCGACAAACGTAGCGATGCCGATCCGCAACCTGATATCAGTAATTGCGACAGTAGGAATAGGGGTATGGGCGTTTTTTGGGGTTCAGGAGAAGCTGAATAAATACGGGACTCAGTTGGAGATTATGGATAAGGATTTAGTGATGAATACTGAATTTAGGATCAAATGGCCCAGGGGGTTACTGGGGTCATTGCCAGCGGACAGCGAGCAATTCATGCTGATCGAGGAATTATACAAGCAGACAGAGCGGGTACAAGAAAGAGTAGATTCGATGTTGCATAATGAAGTTAATATCGCAGCATTAGAAAAAGCGGTAATTAAGTTGCAATCCGATGTAGAAAAGTTAAAAGACAAACAAAGGACTTTTAGTAATGGGCATTAGAGGGGGAAAGGGGGAAAGATGGTAAAGAAGAGAAAGAAGAAGGGGCGAATGCTATCAGAATCTAACCCTTTACGGGGCTCATGCCCCACTTGTTGGAATCGATATGCCCGTGCTATCCCTATTCAGGAGGGCAAGCCGTGTTTCCTCTGTGGGGACAAACACACCCCAAGAGATGACCAGGAGTTCCTTAGATGACTTTCGATAAATTATCAGATAATTATGCAAAATGGACGGCTGGACAGAAAACGACATAGAACTTTACAATTGGATTCGCAGAATTGAGATGAAAAATAAACACAACTTCTCAAAGAACAAATACAAGGTATCTCCTCCAGATGAACGTAGATACAATGGGCGTACCTATGCCTCGAAAGCCGAGATGGAATACGCCAAAGAGCTCTATATGCTTAAAAAAGGCGGGGAGATCCTTGAGTTTATCGAGCAACCACGCCTATGGCTGGGTGTTCCTGAAAACGTCTACGTCCCTGACTTTTTTATCGTCCCTAATTTCCCTGAATCACTTAATGACACGAAATATCCTTATTTTGTCGATGTAAAAGGGATGATGACCGTACGTTTTAAGCAGATCATTAAGCTTTGGAGAAGTTATGGCACATTAGATTTACATATTATTAAAAAGAAAGGATCCCGATTTGTCACTAGCGACATTATCTCAGCTGAAAAGCATAAAGCGAGCTCTTCAGATGAAAGCTAAGATCAATACCGAACAATTAGATCGGGTAACGCATGAGTCCATTGTGCCCGCCGATAATGTTGTTGTTGGTGATCGACTTCTATGCCGCCGTGGAAGAAAGAAAAACGGTGTGTTTGAGGAGGTTATGCGTGTAATCCGGATGCCTAAAGGGACAATGGCGATCCTTAAAAACGGCAAACGGAGGTTCCTTGGTAACACTTACAGGAAATATACTATTTGGCGATGAAAGGGATAAAGAGCCACATGGTTAAATGGAAGAGAGCGGAAGATGTAGCCACTTTTTTGTTGATAAAACAAGGAATTAGGATTAAAGACTTACAGCATATAAGCGATGTGGGGGAGCTATCGCCTAAACTAATAAAAAAAGGGACAAAATGAGTGGTAATGAACCTGAAAAAGGTAGCGAGAGGTATGCTCCTTATGTGGAGCTAAAAGAAAACAAGGCCGGACGATGGTATTACAATGTTATGGGGCAAAATGGGCAAATACTGTCCACTTCAGAGGCTTATGCCAAGAAAACAAATGCTCATCGAGCAGCTAGCTCTTTTATCGCTACAGTAGAAAAATACGGAATATATTTAAAATAAGGCTTTGCTCCCGAGGTAGGTTTTAACGGGGTGTTCCCCCATCCCGTTAGGGGTTATTTGCATTTCCCCACCTTGTCCTGCCTCGGGGGCTCAATTTTACTTTACAAGACAGGGTAGTTGTGCTTTTGTCCCTCATTTATGGTAAAAAAGAAAATAGCAGCAAAAAAGAAAGTAGTTGCGAAAAAGAAAGTTGCAGCGAAAAAGAAAGTTGCGAAGATTATCCCCGTTATTGAGCGTATAGAGGCTAAAAGAGCCGAAATCGCTGGTTTATCGGCAGAGCGTAATATAGTCTCAGCCAAGATAAAACAAGCCAGCGATGAATTAACCGCTCTTAACGTGGAGGAAAGAGGCGTCTGAAAGCCCCTGTAGTCCTAGCATCTCAGATATCCCCAAGCTTCGGCCAGCCGTGGCCTGAAGAGTTTATTTGGGATAACGGCATTATTCGCATTGATGAAGAGAAGCTATCGAAAGCTTCCGACGATCGTGTGGAGCACCTCTACTCCATGTTCGAGCAACAGGAGGCAAATGAGGAGCACGACCCTGTAGAATGGGGATGGACGCTCCCGATGTGGCGGAGATGTCTTGAATTATGGGAAGACCATGAGATCATCGTCATCTTTGGTGGAAATCGGAGCTCTAAAAGCACTTTTGCTGCCCGCCTGGCCGTCTGGCTTGCTTTAAATGTCCCTGCTGCCGAGATCCGGTGCTGGCATACCGCTTCTGATAGATCGATAGAGGATCAGCAGAAATTTATTTATGAGTCCCTACCCCAACAATATAAGGATCTTACCCAAACCTCATCAAAAGATTACGCTCTAGGGTATTCACAGAAAGAGGGGTTTTCAAAGGATATAGCAATATTTCCCAAGCACCCTGGCTATAAAACAGGGTCTTACATAAAATTTAACAACTATAACCAGTGGCACAAAGATCCACAGAAGATCGAGGGGACATCTTGCCATTTTATATGGGCGGATGAGGAAATCCCCCAAAAACTTTTCGCCACCTTCCCCTCCAGGCTTAATAAATATGAGGGAAAATTGCTCCTTACTTTTACTACCCTCCAGGGGTGGACCTCCCTTGTCTCTGACCTCCTTTATAAAGCAAAGATAGATAGTAAAAGGTATTCCCCTATTGCAGAGCGAGAGATACCCTACGAAATGACTTCTACAAAGTGGGATTCCTGCAAAATTGTCCATTTCTGGAGTCAAGATAACCCTTTTGAATCATACGAAAACCTTTATAAGCGTTATTCAGGGCAATCTATCGCCCACCAGATCGCCCGACTACATGGGATACCTGAAAAGGCGATGGTCGCTAAGTTTCCTAAATTTTCCCTTGAGGCGAATGTCATTGAACATAAATATATCCCCTTTGTCCGCTCTCCACAAGAGAACCCTGTTACTCGTTATCATATTATTGATCCTGCTGGCAGTCGTAATTGGTGTATGATATGGGTTGCCCTCGATAGATACAATAACTGGTGGGTCTACCGTGAGTGGCCGGATACCTCTTATGGAAACTGGGCAGAGCCGTGGGTAAATGCCGCTCAAATGCCAATTGGGAAGCGAGGCAGAGCTCAAGAGCTTTCTTTTGGTGGGGCTATGTCCTATGAGAGCTATGCCAGTCTTATCAGAGAAAAAGAGGAAGATGAAATTATGTTCGGAAGGTTGATCGACCCACGGATGGGGAAGGAGCAAAGACCCTCCCTTAATGCCACAACTTCCTTCATACAAGGGCTTTCCATGTTTAACCTTTTTTATTCGCCAGCAAAAGTCCATCGTGATTCAACGAATTCTGAGATAGAGCCAGGGATTCAGGCCATAAATACCCTACTGGAATATAATACAGACGACCCAGTAGGCGAAAATAACCGCCCAAAACTTAAAGTTTCTGACCAATGTCAGAATTTTATTTATTGTATGCAGGAATATACAAATTGTTCCCGTGAGGAGGCCACTAAAGACTTCGTAGATGTTTTGCGCTATGCTGTTGTGACTCCTTGTATATTCGCTGGGGACGGAAGATTAGCCGTAACAAAGGGCGTTTACTCCTATTAAGGAGAAGAAAGGACTTGACAGATAATGCTTTAAATATAATTTATTCACGAAATGTCTGCATTCTCCACGGTAGATGATCCAAGAGATGCCGCCCTTGAGCTTGTTCCGGGTCGCGTAGGCCCCAATATCACTGAACTTGCGGGTGAATTTTATCGTGCCCTTTCTAGTTTAGAGGGGTATGTCAGCCAGTTAGACGAAAATTCGGATACTAGACGCTGCTTATGGGCAGGTCAGAGCCCTGACAACCGGAAACATGCCTCCAGCGGAGTAACGCCACAGCCATGGGAGGGAGCGGCAGACAATAAGGTTTATTACGCTGATGAGATGATTGATACTCATGTATCACTTCTTATGACCGCGCTGAGAAGGGCAACTCTAACCGCTTTCCCCGTAGAAGGTAATGATATTGAACGTGCCTCCCTTATCACAAATGTGATGAAATGGATGGTTAATTCCAATATTAAAGAGTTCTACGATGAGATGGAGCTCGCTTATAATCACTTTTTCCAAGACGCCATCGCTTGTGTGGGCATTTTTTACGATAAACGGGTAGAGCAGACGACAA